AAAACACTTCAAGCATTATTTCAAAATATCTTTCACAAAACATACAGATCAAGCTTTATGAAATTGTTGTAGACGTAAACGGGGTAGATTATTTTGTACCAATTAAAACAATGTACAGCGAAGGCTTCCCTGCAATAAATAACAAAGATAGGTCTGTTTCTATTAGTATGAGAGACCTTTTCTTCTATCTAGAAACAACGACGGCACCACAGATCCTTGTGCAGAACGTTTCTCTGAGCTATGCAGTTTCGCTATTGCTAGATTATGTAGGATTCTCTAACTATACTTTTAAGAGAAATACAAACGAGGACGAAGAGATTATTTCCTACTTTTATGTAGAGCCAGATAAAAGCGTAGCAGAGGTACTAAATAGTCTCGCAAGATCGACACAGTCAGCCATGTTCTTTGACGAATACAACAACTTTGTTGTTATGAGCAAAGGTTATATTATGCCAACCTCTGAAGACAGGGCAACAGACTTAACCTTGTATGGCTCTAAAGATTTTACAGATTCTGGGGTAGTTAAAAATAAAGCAGACAACTCTTATCTTTCTAACATCATTGATGTTTCATACCAAGATAATGATATCTATAATGATGGAAAGATTGTTTATTCTACTAGATACTTGCAAAGGTCATATGGGTCGATTAGGCAGGCACTTCTTACAGAAAGAGACAAAACCTGGGTATACAAGCCAGCCCTTCTTTGGGAAGTCACAGCCAATGAATCTTTGAGGTCAACAAACGAAGAAGTAATGGAGCAATCAGCGTACTCTCTTTCAGCGGTACCGCTAAACTCAGACTTGTCAACTGACCTGCCCGTGGTGCAGGATCATAAAATTATAAACAACGTTATTGATCTTGGAGAAGGCGTATATTGGCTAAGTCGATATAGCGGTTACTTTTATGCAAACAGTGAAGTAATTAAATATGATGCCGTCCAGTACAATATTCCAGGTTTATCTGAAAGTGAGAGGGACGCAGAAAATAACGACAACGTTTGGATTAGCAGCCTAAGAGAATACCAGAGATACTTTGCAAAAATACCTTTTAACGGAAAGATCTATCCAACTGGCCTAATCAGAATATATTCAGAACCCAACTATGAGACTAATGGTGGAGTCACTAAGCTAGAGAATGGTCCTGTCGCAAAACACGGAAGAGGCCAGTTTGGAACAAACATTGTATCGCACTCTGCTGGGCTAGACTCTTATTGGTCAGATAACGACAATGTTCGTGGTGTTCAGATGGACTCTAGGTACATATTCCAAAACGAAGAGACTCCGGAAACTGTTGTAGGCGTGGCTGGACAGAACAACGAACCAGCACAATCCTCTGACAGGGTTGGTGTAATCAAAAACTTTTTAGCAGATCAGCCAGTTAATGAGATAGACAATAGCCTCTCTTATCCAGCAACTATTCAGTCTTCTGCGCTGGTAATGAATGGCCCAGGATCGACTGGGGAAGTGTCAAGTAGGGATTATGTGTCTTATGTATACAAGCCTTTAGAGAATAGGTTTAAGCATTTTGGCACTAGGGTTCGGATCGTTGGCCAGCTAGAGGATAGCGATACAAGAGATCAAACCGCTAACGGATCAAGCACATACTACACCCTTTCAGACGTTTCTGCTGGACAAGACCTGACGGTTGCTGGAGGCAGTGGTGGGCTAGGGATACTTCTTAATTCAGAAAACAACAACGGGTATTTCTTTGAGATAGCAGCACTAACAGCGTCAAATCTTTCAGAGTATGGAGAAGACGAAAACGAAGAGCTTCAGGTAGCAGATGCATTTTTCTATAAAGTAAAAAGAAATAGCTCTGCAACTACAGACTCAGAAACAGCAATTCCAGTAAAGCTTTGGAGCGGTATTGGAAACTTCTTAGTAGATGATGGCACTTTTGTTGGTCAGTCTAGACTTGCGTCAGAGACATCTACAACTGTATACGATTTGGCAGTAGAGTACGAAGACTTGGGAGACAAGAGAAGGTTTTACTTATACATTAACAATGTAAACGTTGCAATCGTAGATGACGAAGACCCTTTGCCAACCTATACCAACATGAGTCTTTTTGTGCGGGGGAACGCAAGGCTAATGTTTGAAAACATCTATGCACTAACCGATAACTACAGCCAGAACGCCACCTTCGCTATTGATGCCCCCATAAAATCAGTGTTCAATGCAGAGGACCTAAACGCCAACCAGGCACTTCAAAAGTACGCCATGAGCGGACTAATCCAGTCAACTTATCTTTCTGGCATTGGCCCAAGCGAGCCACCAAAATACAGCATATACTATGATGAGTTTGGAACAATTATGAGAGAAGCCTCGTACTTTAACGTTAGGTATGACAAAGCTTACCCAGCCTTGTCTGCACAAATTGCTCCTACATTTAACAAGGTTAGAGGATACTCGGTTTCTGGCTTTAGGGCAAGTTCCTATGGAGCAGAGTTCTTAATTTTTAACAACACAGACACAGCGCTTAGCCTAGATTCTAGCAGTGGAAACTACCTAAGAATTCAGGGAGTTACCTTTACCCAGCAGTCTCAGCAGGAGCTGTCAGTTGATGAATACTTTAATAGAACTGGAGACCTTTCAGATCCTATTATTTCTGGAGAAACTGTAATCTTGCCACCGGAAAAATCTGTGCAGGAATATCAGAATATTAAATTTAACAGACTTACTCAGGGCAGAAAAGAGTTTAGCATTGAGGCCCCATATATTCAAAGCCAAGAATCTGCAGACACACTAATGTCTTGGCTAACTTCTAGAGTTATGAAAAAAAGAATGTCTGCTGGAATACAAATTTTTGGTATGCCAATTTTACAGCTGGGGGACATTGTGGAGGTAGACTACAAAAACGAAAACAACATAAACGAGCTAGGAGAAGCTGGAACTAGGTTTGTAGTTTATTACATAGATTACTCCAGAGCAAAAGAAGGTCCGTCTATGACTGCATACGTTAGCGAGGTTACAGAATGACAAACCCAACACCCGAGATAGCGGTGGCAACACCTACAGAGTCTTCTACGTCTGGGGTCAAGGTAGCAACTCCAGATCTTATCGTCCAGTCAGAAGCTACTGCAGTAGATGCTCTTGGACAGCTTTACTTTGAAAAAATTGCAGGAATTGAGATTATCAATATCGCTCGTTCAACCCTGATCAATGGCATTGACGTATCCTATTCTTTGATTGGTAACTTAAACGAGCTACAGAGAAGGTATAACCCTCTAAATATTTTTACCTTGCCAGAAACAATAGATAAATATTTTAAAAACTTTGCAATTAGGCTGGATACTCATATCCCAGAAGAAGGCTCTGGGCCAAATCAAGAAAGAGTTTACCTTACTAACACAGACCTACCCTTTGCAGAAAGAGGAGATATAGTCATTGACGTTACAAATATGGAAAAAAACGAGCTGGTAGACGTACAAATTCTTGATTCTGGAAGCCTCTTAAGTGATACAATATATACGGAGGAATCTTGATTACTAATACTGGTAAAACAATCTTGGCTAAATACCTAATTGGCTCAGCCCCAGCGTATGCATCTCACATTGCCCTAGGGGTAGGTCCCAAGCCACTTTCTAGTGCCGATGAGTTTGGTGACTACTCTACTAAAGAAAACCTGGACTTTGAAGTTTTAAGAGTTCCGATTACCTCTAGGGGCTACGTTTATGATGAAGCTGGAGCTGCGAATATTGTTTTTTCTGCAGACTTGCCAGGTGATCAAAGATATCTTTTTACAGAGGTTGGAGTATACTCTGGAAGGTCAAACCCCTCGGCTGGAAATCGGGACAGCAGAATGTTATACACCTTTACTCAGTCTGAAAACTGGGAGTTTCACGATGAAGCTACAGCCTCTTCTGTTCCCGTAGTCAGCGGAGAGTTAACAGGAGAGTCGGACGATATAATCGATCCTACCGATGACGAGGGCGGAGAGCTTACAGCTTTTATTGGTAAGTCTAATGATACTACCTTTAGCACCTCTACAAGAACAGTAGACCAGGAGCTTCCTAGATTTCTAGATACGGCTTTATTTTTACGGGGAGACATGTCTACGCTTCTAGAAGAAGAATACAACGACTCACGAGTGTACTTAAGCAGTGGAGATCACATACACAAAACAGGAATTTCTGTAGACTTTGACAAAAACTCTTCACAAGATGAGCTTAAGCTTGCCTTTGCTGTTGTGCATAAAGATCCCGCACAGTCTGAGGCGGTAGGCGGGGTAAGAATTCTGGTTGAGTTTGCGTCAAGCGACGTAGTAGATCCAGACAACTTTGCAAGGCTCCACATTAATTTAACAAACGCAGATCAAAGCTTTGCAACAAATCGCTATGCATTTGTTGATAGCACTTTGGGAAACCTTGAAAAGTCTGCTGGATTTACTTGGGACTCAGTTACTTCTGCCAAGATTTACGCTACAGTATTTGACACAGCTTCAGAAACCCCTTCTGATAAATTTTATGTTGCACTAGACGGTCTAAGGTTTGAAAACAAAACTGCTCAAAATCCTTTATATGGCTTGTCTGGATACACTGTTATTAAAACTGACGACGGACAGCCTATCACTAAGGCCACGAACACATCTAATATTGTTGAATTTAGGTACGGAATGGATGTGGCTTAATGCCAAGTGGAGATCAAAAAGCGGTTGTAAAAAAAGACACGCTACCGCCAGTTAGTCTTCTAGCAGACGGTAGTTATGGATATCTTGTAAGGTATCGGATTGTTTCTGAGGACCAAAACAGATTTTCTCAATGGTCTCCAATTAGAGAGCTTTCGGGCATTGATATAGATCCTGTTGAGGGAGACATTATTATTACTGGATCAGCCATTCAGCTAGTCTGGGGCGATGACAACATTGGAAGATCTTATGATGTTTTTATAAAGTTTGACACAGATGCAACTTTTCAATATCACGG